TCAAAAATTGAAGCTGGCTTCTTCATTTACATCATTGGCATTTGTGGTTGCACTGGTACTGGATTATCTTTTTTGATATCTGTCATAACACATTCCGTAGTTATCATTGTACCTGCTACAGATGCGGCCTTTTCTAAAGCAATCCTTGTTACCTTGACTGGATCTACAATACCTGCATCTACCATATCTTCTAATACCGTTTCTGTCCTAACATCATATCCAGCTGCTGCCCCTTCTGCGTTATGAGTTACAATTTGGTTCCATACCACATCGGCATTAAGACCTGCGTTTTCTAATATTGTATCAAATGGAGCTTTACATGCTTTAATTATAATGTCACGACCTAATAATTGATCATCATTTTCATATCCATATTCTGGATTTGGTGAATAACCTCTTAATACAGTTCCTCCTCCAGCTATAATACCTTCTTCAACTGCTGCCTTAGTAGCATTTAATGCATCATCTACGCGGTCTTTCTTTTCTTTCATTTCAACTTCTGAACCGGCTCCTATTTTAATAACAGCAACTCCTCCAGCAATTTTAGCTAAACGCTCTTGCATCTTTTCCGTTTCATATTCAGATTCGCAATTTTCAATCTGACCTTTAATCGATTCAACTCGTTCCATTACCGCTTCTGCATCTCCCCATCCATTTACAACAGTAGTTGCATCTTTGGTTATAATTACCTTCTCCGCAGAACCTAACATGTCCAAAGTAACTTCTTCTAATTTATGTCCTTGAGTTTCTGAAATGACAGTACCACCAGTTATTATTGCAAGGTCTTGTAACATATCTTTACGACGGTCACCAAATCCAGGAGCTTTAACTGCACATATTTTTAAACTACCTCTCATTTTATTTACCACCAATGTTGATAAAGCCTCACCTTCAACATCTTCAGCGATAATCAACATCTCTTTACCGGATTGGACTGATTGTTCTAGTATCGGGACTAGTTCCTTCATATTAGATATTTTCTTATCAACAATCAATATATGCATATCAGTAAGTATTGATTCCATTTTAGTATTATCGGTAACAAAATACGGAGATAAGTAACCTCTATCAAATTGCATTCCTTCAACAACTTCTAAGATAGTATCTGATGTCTTTCCTTCTTGCACTGTTATAACTCCATCCTGACCAACTTTATTCATAGCCTCTGCAATGATAGCTCCTATTGATGCATCGTTATTAGCTGATATTGTACCTACCTGAGCAATTTCCGCATTACCGGTTACTGGTCTAGATTCAGTTTCTAGATATTCGACTACATCTTTTACTGCAATATCAATACCTCGTTTCAATTCAATTGGATTGGCTCCATTAGCAATTTTCTTAAAGCCTTCTTTAAGTATTGCATGAGCTAATACCGTAGCCGTAGTAGTACCATCACCCGCCAAATCATTTGTTTTCTGAGCAGCCTCCTTTACCATTTGAGCTCCTGAATTTTCTACAGGATCTTCTAACTCAATTTCTTTTGCTACCGATACGCCGTCCTTTGTAATGGTCGGTCCGCCAAACGATTTCTGCAATACAACTGTTCGGCCTTTAGGTCCTAATGTTGATCTAACTGCTTCTGCTAATTGTTCAACACCGGACATTAATCCGTTACGTGCTTCTTCACCAAAAAGTAATTTTTTTGCCATAATATATTCTTATTTTTTTTATTTATTTAAATATAAGAAAAATATTTCGTTCTACCAAATTATTCTTCTTTATTGTTTGTAGATATTTTTGTATATCGGACTCCCAATTCTTTTATCTCGTAATGAAATCCTTGGTTGCTATTCATATTGAGTATGTCTACCATTTCATTTGCCGACCCTGATCGATCAAATTCTAATGGATGGTCATCATTATCCATCATTAATACTGGTAAAGCTTTATTTGAATTGCCATCCGGGTTTCTATGATATTTAATTATTATGAATATACGATCATTCATTATTTTAATTCATTTAACATTTTTACAATTGTAGACATGATATGCAATTCTTTATCAACTGCAAATGAATCTTGATATTGCGATTCAGCTAATATTAATATGATACTGGCTATATGACCAGTTGCGTAATTGTCTAATTCATCAAACAGGTATTTATGCAAAGCTGTAAAGTCTTTTACTTTGCTATCTGCTATCAATTGTCTAATATCTTTAAATGCTGTTTTCTTATCAGAACTAGATTTTAAAAGATCTAACAACTTGGTCATATAATTTGCTTGTATAACACTAGTCGCATCAATTTTTAGTTCATTATCTATAACCTGTCTTTGACAGCCATTTAACACCCTCCTTATATCAGGATAGCCGGCGTTTATAATAGTAACTAGGTCTTTGTTATCATATTTAACTTGTAATTCATTAAGGATTTCAACTATACGTTTAGCAACTTCCTTTTTGTTAGGAGGCGTAATACCAAATACTTGGCATCTAGATTGTATAGGATCAATAATCTTTTCAACATAATTACATGTTAGTATAAATCTAGTAGTTTTAGAAAATGTTTCCATTAGATTACGTAATGCAGCTTGGCCATTAGGAGTCATATAATCTGCCTCATCTAATATAACAATCTTCCATTTTTTAAATCCAATAGTACTTGCATAATTCTTTATCTTAGTACGTACTGTTTCCACATTGTTTTCATCCGAAGCATTGATATACATGATATCAGCATCTAATCCATTTGCTATAATCTTTGCAAGCGTAGTCTTACCAGTACCTGCTTGTCCATAAAATAATAGATGTGGCACATCGCCATTTTCTAAATATAATTTAACTTTGTCTATGATATGTTCATTACCTACATATCCTTCTAATGTACCTGGACGGAACTTTTCCACCCATAATGTATTTTCTTGATTTCCAAACATACTTATTTAATTACCTGTTGAACCATAGCCGCCTTTACCTCTTGAACTATCGGCTAATTCATTAGCTTCTTCTAATTCAATTTCTGGGTAAGGCATTATTACCAATTGACCGATACGGTCTCCGTCATCATATCGTTTTACATTTGCAAAATATTCATCACGATCGAATTTATATCTAAATGTTATTTCACCTCTAAACCCTGAATCCATTACTCCTACACAATTTGCTAAACTAATGTCTTTTTTAGAAACTGATGATCTAGGAAATAACAATCCTACATATCCTTTTGGCAATTCAAATGCCAGCCCGGTATGATATTCTATAAAATTATGCTCCGTATTAATCTTATGAGCAATAGTAGTTATATCCATTCCAGCATCTCCAGGCTTTGCATAACTAGGAGTAACTGCCGTATCGACTAATTTTTTAAATTTTACTTTCATATTAAGCTGTTTGTAATTGTACTAAATAATATGTGGACGTATATGTCTTACCAACAAATGATACTCTAGCTAGACCGGCTTGAGATACTTCAATATAACCTTCATCTGCATCTTTATTAGCAGATAAAATTTCTTTGAATAGATTAGCTGAAAAACAAGTTGCGTTCAATGTTTCTGACTTTTCTGGAACGATTGGCCATGTAATTCTATTGGTATTAAGAGTTGAATAATTCAATATCATCTTAGTACCAGAATTATTACTTTCTACCGCAAAGTTTTCAGTTTCAGGCAACGCGTTCTTTGATTTAATAAACTTATCTGCAAAGTCTTTTGTCAATTTAATTTTAACACCAAAATCAGGAAGGCCTTTCATTTGAGGGACTTGTCTAATAACTGACAAATCAGCTAACATAAAGGTTACATTGGTCGTCTTATCAGCAACATTGATTGAAAATGCAGCATCATCTGCTTTATTAACTTTAACATCAATATTCTCATCTAATGCAGTTAACAGTTTTGTTAATTGAGAAGTTGTATATACTCCTAATGTACCATCTTCTACTTCAAAATCGTTCATTGATACTGAACCAACAACGTTCTGATCATCTGTAATAAACTCACATGACAATGTTTTGTCTTTAACATTTAAACCTACTGAATTAGCACTTCCTGCTAAATAATACTTGTCAATAAAACTAGTTAATTTTCTCTTTTCCATTTGTTCTCTTTTATTCGAAGAATTGATTAAACACTTCATTATTTACTAAATCTCTTGTACTACCACCAAACCTATCATATAACTGTCTATTCTTGTTATAGATATGTATAGCCTTATCTGGATCCTTAAACATCTCTTCCATGCTCATTAACACTGAATAGAAGTCTCTTGGAACTACTGTTTGTAACAATTCATTATGACATTTCACAATTTCTTCTACTTGCTTAACTGTATCATTAAATACAAATAAATTGTTCAATGTCATTTTCATTGTAACATCGCCTTTATAATTCGATACATCACCAAACGTAAATCCTTCTGATACTGGATGACCTAATGGATTAGGAACTAAATCATCTGCATTGTAAGGTAAATTTTCTCCTTTTGGAAAATATAAATCCGTAAAGGTCATTTTACTCAATTGAGGTGAATGCAGATATGTTCCATATACAGGATATAAACCTGGCGATGATGAATCTGTAGATACTTGTATTCTACCTCCATGATATTTGTTTACCATCTTTTGAAGGAAACTCAACATAAAGAAATCAGATATCTTTGATATACCTAATACGTGTATAAACTGATTACGAACCTTTTCAAATTCTCTATTTTTAATCATAGGAACTAAGGCAGACATAAACATGGTAACGCGCTTTTGAGCACCTCCAATACACCAACCATTGAATTCAAAGTCTTTCATCTTTTGATACCAAGCCTCATATTCTTCAACATTGTTACCTTGAATAACATTTAAGAATTTACATTTACCAGTCTGGTTATCTGCGAAATATGTAAAGTTATCATAACTAATGTCCATACATTCGTAAAACTTTCCATCATACTTCGCACGCGGCGGGATATCTAAGTTAACACCTAAGTCGCAATTAGCTTCTAACCAATCAAATATAGTCTTCTTAAACGCAGGATCCCATTTAATGGCACCAGTAGCTAACTGGAATCCTCCTGAATCTCCTAATACTAATACATCATCATCTAATCCATATCTATCTCTGGCATCCATCCATTTGTAATGGTGGCCGGCCGTAATTAGGAAATATGGATGTCTCCATGGTTCTGGAAATTCTTTATCATAAAATCTGCATGTAAGTCCAGGCTTAACTTCTTTGTTTTTCTTGAAGTCTCCTGCACATCCTCCTGCAGATAATGACGGGTAATAAATCAAATCTTTCATTAAAATAATTCCATTTGAGTTGTTCGTTCTTTTATTTTATTATCAAAATCTTGATATAATAATTCTTGACAATATTCTTTTTCATGCCATATATTAAGTTCTTTATCATAGTCATTTGCTATAATATATCCTTCCATTCTTCTACCTAGGTCAGATGTATTACCAATATCAAAATGTGTCCTAGGATCATTGATGGCATCCCATATGGTATCTACCGCGGACTGCACATCAAATGGTTTATATAATCTGTCTTGATCGATAAATTCTGGGAAACTTCTAAAATCTGGAAATACTATATCAGCACCAAATGTAGTCGATTCAATTACTGTCCATGATACATAATCTTGTAATGATGAATTAAATTGCACTTTACATGTAGCTAACTCGGTATAATATTCTTGTTTAGTTAAACCGGATAGCAATTTGAATCTAGGCTGCTCATGAGCTAATTCATTCATTGCATCTAAGACTCCAGGTAACATGCTTCTAAACGATTTACCAGAAGTGGTAACATGCCACTCATAATCTGGATTTTCATTTAAAAATTGTTCAGCTACTCTCATCATAAAGAAAGGATTCTTTTCTTTATCTAACCGGGATGAATATACAATTACATTTTTCTTATCAAGCTCTGCAGATCCTTCTAATACATCATGAGTAGCTTCTAAATGTATTGGCAATGATACAACATGTATAGGAGCTTCAAATCCTGCTTCACGAAGTTGTTCTTTATGAATTGTACTTCCTACAAATATACCAGTCAATCGTTTATCCAATCCTAATTC